ATTAGTTGTACTAAAAGCGTTTGATAGAGATGTCGTTGCTTTAATAGGATGTATGTCATAAAAGATACCACCAGAGTATGCATATAAAATTCTGTTAGTTCCTAAAATAGCATACTTAATACCTGATGTATTCACAAAGTGATGAATAGCTGTTGTTCTGCCTGTTATTTGAACAGAGCCTAATTGTGACCAACCACCAATTTTTTCAGGTGTACCATATCTAAAACGAACATTATCACCATCAACCCATTGGCTTTCACCACCTGTTGATGTAACTTGTTTGTTAAATCCTGGTGCAAATTTTACTTTTTGTAACATAATTTTATCCTATCTAGCGTTGTTTGGAACGCCGTTGCTATTAACAAATGGTGCCTCTGCAAATGCCATAAAAAGTAGGGTTTGTCCACTTCCATTTAATTGTTGTGCACTCGATCTAATTTTTACTCCATTAGAAAGAAAATCTATTTCTTCACTTCCATTATCAACTGTTGATTCACTAGAATTTTCATTTGGGTTTAATAATCTAAACATATGGTTAAATGTATTTCTTTTGTTATCGTAAACTCTCCAATGCTCACTAGCAGCAGTATTTTTTACCAGAAACCAAGCTGGGCGAAAACCACAGTAGACGAAGGGGCCGTCGGTATCTGCGTTGCCAACATAACTAGAAATACGTGAATAACCTTTGACATCAGCAAAACAATAAGAAATCATTTTTTCATTACTTGCACCACTTGTTGCATGAGCACCACCAACAGAAAATACTGAACTTGTTGGTGTGGTATTGTTCCAGTTATCAGTATATGCACCAACTTTAGCACCATTAGTGTCTAATAATATTGAGTGTGTATTTCCATTTGCAACGTGATACACATACCAACTGTCAGTTTGATCTCTATTTTTAACTATAATCATTCGTGGAACAGCTGATAAACCGTGGGCTATTGTGCCTGCACTTCCTGTCCCAGTCCAAGAAATAATTGATTGCCCAGCTGTGGTGTTTATGCTTCCTGAACTATCTATACTTCCAACACTTGTAGCACTTGCATCATTACTAAATGAAGTTCCCATGGCCCAATTCCATGCTACATAAGTTTGACTACTTGCATTTGTACCTCCAACAACAGTATTATTTCCACTTAAATCAAATCCATCGGAATCTATACCATTAAGACCATTACCTTCTGAAGTAGCTTCCGCACCATTATCAGCAGTATTTAAAACAGTGCCTGTTGTAAAACCTCTAACTACATCATAAAGAGAATGACCTTGAGCACCACTTCGATTTTTTATCCAGACCCAGTCAGGCTGGAATCCGACCCCAGTAATAGTTTGTGTGCTACCATTTCCTGTATAAAGAACAGTATTAAAATAAATTGTTGGGTCGTCTACACTTGTGTAAGCCATTAGCAAATCTCCGATTTGATTATGTTATCCATTATCCAAACTCCGCTAAATTTTTTGAACAAATGGCAAAATAGCCCGATGGCACAGAATATTCAAAGTTTCCGAAACCATTTGCATCACTGTTTCCTGATGATATACTATAAGCTGGATTACCGAAATTAAATTTATAATACGTCGCATTTGAAGCATTAGTAACTGCTGGAAATAAAAATTTACTTAAATCTGTTGAATCTAATGTAGCTAATGCACCTGTTCCTGTTGCACCTGAAGTTGGATCACCCGATGTATAAAAAGTTCCATTACGACCTGCATAAAATTTTCCATTATCTAAATCTAAAGCAAATATCATGGTATCTCCATCTGCCATCGCTGTTGCACCTGATATATTCGATTCAGAATTAGCATGTCCTATTCTCCAACCTGGACCAGCACCTGCTTGATAAATTATAGCCCAACTTTCTTCATCTTGATCTAAATATGAAGCAGAATAAGCGTAGTCATGTGTAACAAAACCTATTGTTCTTGGATAGTAAGCATTACTTGCTGTTCCATTCCAAACTATTTGTGCTTCCCAATACCATTTTCCTGCACCTTTTAATCCAATTGTTGAAGATGTGGTATTGTAGCTATCATGTGAGTTAGGAATAGAAATAGTATTTCCTTGTGAATAAGTTTGAGAATCTGTTCTATTTGTTTCAAGAATTAAAGGATTCAACGTTATAAAATTATTAGTGCAGGTATCCGTCGTCTGATCTATGCTTGTTAGGTTATTGACTGCAAAATGATTATCATTACCACTTGTGTCTGCACCCATACCAGAACTGTTTTGACTTGTACCTGATTGTTTAAATTCTAAATAAAATCCGTTTGTGCCAAAAGTAACATCATCTTTAAAATCTTTTGGCTTCCAAATTTTTGGACTGTCAGAATCAAATTCTCCAAATGATGTTGCATCTAGTTGTGAGCCATCAATCATTGCCACTTCACACATGTATCCTGAATATTCATCAACTGTACCACTACCACCTTCATAAGCATAGCTACTAACTATTGTCAATTCATTGTTAAAAAATGTATCAAAATTTTGTGCTGGAAAACCTAACGCAGTTTCTGTTAAATCAACAGGTCCTTCTCCATTAACGTAAATTTTTTGTCTGTTCGTTTCAGTGCTTTGTGTTGTATCTACTGCAATTACAATGTGATACCAGGATCCGATATCACGAAATTTTCTATCAGTTTTAAAGTTGTAATCTGCACCAGCTATATCATGGTCAATTTCTAATTCATCCGAACTATTAAAATATATCATTGAAGCAAAACCACTTTGATAATTTCCATCTGTCCACCCACCAAATAAACCTGATTTACCTAAATTTGATCTTTTTGTCCAAAAGCTTAATGTCCAAGTTCTTCTGTTACTTGCACTTGATGGAGAATGACTTAAATAATCAGACGAAGCATCATCAAATCTTAATGAATTATCGACATTATAACCAGTGTCTCTAACTGAATTTGCTCCAAGAATAGTGGGCATTAACTCTCCAATCTTGGTAGTTCACCTAATGGTCTTGTAACTGAACCATCCTCTTGTTTTGTGTATGTGTGTAAAGTTTCAAGTGCTGGTGTATCTGCAGCATTTGTAATAGCTGTTTCCATCTCAGCTGCTTTAGTTCTAACAGCTGCCCTATGAGTTGTAATAGACGATGGCACTGCTGTACCTGCATCTGCTTTTCTAATTACATACCAATCTGTATCCTGTAATATTTGTGCAGCTTGTCCTTTTATATTTTTAATTAAAACTGTTTTTAATCCTTCAACTGCAACATCACCTACATCTTTACCCTCAGGTATTTTACCATCTGTTTTATCTTGAGATGTCCATAAAGTATCTGCGTGTGCTTTAGCTGTAGCTGTGCCCCATGATCTAGTTACTTTACCACTTCCAAATGAAATAGATTCATTAGTATTAATATACCATTTTTCATCTTTAAAATTTGTATCATCTGTTTCAACTTCATAAATACCTATTGCTTCTTTTTCAGATTTAGTCCATTTATAAAATATATCAGCTGGATACTGAATATTATTTAGTACAAATCCTTTAGGATTATTAAATATTCTTGTGATAGATCCTGATTCTACTAATGCGTACATATTATGATAAAGTTAGATTTAGATTTCTTCCGACTTCTAAAAATTTTGAGCCGTTATACCTAAATACAAACAAGTCCCCTTTCGATGCAGTTGTGGTTAATGTTGGTGCTGTATCTGCTGTAAATTCATACGCAGCGTTAAAAGATAGTGTTCTTGATCCTGTACCATCTTGAATTACTAATATTGAAACAAATTGACCAGCGACAGCGTTTGATCCAGCTCCTAAAGTTCTATTAGCACCCAAAGTTACTTTAGCAACTGGTGATGTAGACACATCCCAAGAAATAGTTGAAGCATCTGTTAAAGTTGCTTCTGCATTGTACGCTGCACCACCAAAAATAGCTGATCCAGCTGCAGACATATCTAAAGTTAATGCTGTAACAGCAGCGCCACCATCATCACCTTTAAATACAATATCTTTGTCTTGTACACCTGCAGTTACTACAGCATCACTAGAACTATTTGTAAATGATAATATTGTTGTGCCACCATCTTTAATATTAACATCAGCGCCATCAGCATCTAAATTAATATCAGCTGCAGCGTCTATTGTTAAATTATTTGCACTAATAGTCATATCAGTGCCATCACCTTCAATTTTTTCTGAGTCTCCACCAAAAACTATTCCAACATTATTTGGAATATGCACATCTGATGTAGCTGTTAAATTAATTTTAGCTCCAGAAGTAATTGTTAAGTCTGTACTATCACCTTCAATTTTTTCACCAGAGCCAAAAGTAATACCAACGTTTGCCGGTATAACTACGTCAGCTGTTGCTGTTAAATTAATATTATTACCAGAGATAGTTAAGTCTGTTCCATCTCCTTCTATTTTTTCTCCATCATCACCAAAAGTTAATCCAATATTTGCAGGAATATTTATGTCACCACTTGATCCAACTTCAAAAGTAATATCTGTTCCATCTCCTGAAATTGTTTCTTCAGCAGCACCTAACATAATTTTTTTACCTGAAGCCATTAAAAATGCTGAAACATCTCCATCAAATCTTGCAACTTCAGTAGAAGATCCACCATCATTAACTTTAAATATTAAGTCTTTATTTGAAGTAGCAGTTTCTATTATAAAATCTGTTGAACTATTTGTAAAAGTAGCAATCGATGTACCACCATCTTTAAAAATTATATCTGCACCATCTGCATCAAGAATAATGTCTGTTGTTGCATCAAGTGTAATGGTAGAACCTGAATCTATTTCTGCAATAACTGGTGTAGTTAAAGTTTTGTTTGTTAAAGTTTGTGTTGCAACAAGAGATACTAAAGTTGAGTCAGCACCATCTGGTAATAACATTTCATTTGTTACCCCTGCTGAGTGAGGTTGTGCTTTTAATATTTGACCGTGTGAATTAGATTCACAATTAAATTGTATTGCACCTGAATTTGAATTACCAACAATAGTTACATGTCCTGTTCCTTTTGCTAATAAATTTAAATCTATATTAGAATCTCCACCTGTTGCTGAAAGCTGTGGTGGATTACCAGTTGCAGCATTTGTTACATCAAATTGATTAACTGCTGAACTAGTTGTTTGAAATATAATTTGTTCATTTCCATTTTCATCACCAATAAAATGTGCATCATCAATTAAAATATTATGTGAATTAGTATCTAAATTTGCACCAAGTTGAGGTGATGTATCTTCAACTACATTTGATATTGCACCTGATGTAGCTAATCCTGCTACAACTGTTGATCTAGCTATTTTTTTAAGACCGCCACCTGAAGTATCAACTGCTAAGAATACATCATCATTAGCAACTGTTGATATCTCTGATAATGAACCTACTGCTATAGAATTAAAGTTTGTGCCATCTGCGATTAATAAATTACCTGCAGTATTTGTACCCATAGTAATATCATCACCAGATACTGTAAGATCTCCAGTTACAACCACATTGCCACTAAATGTAGCCTTACCTGTATCGGACATGTCAAAAGTTAAAGCGGTGATAGTTGAACCACCATCATTACCTTTAATTGAAAAATCTGCGTCTGAAACTTTTGTTTCTAATATAACATTACTTGATGAGTTATGAATACGAGCCATTTCAGTGCCATCATCTTCATAGATAATACCACTACCTGCAGTGCCAGCATCAAGAGTAATACCACCAGCAGATTCTAAATTAATAGAGTCAACTGCTGTACCATCTGATACAATATCTAAATCACCATCTGCATTAGAACCTATTGTTAAACCTGAATCTCTAAATTGAATAACACTAGCAGCGTTTAAAAGTATACCCGTGTCTGCTACGTGAGTTATAGTTACATCTTGATCTGCACCTAAATTTATAACTGCAGCGTCTGCTAAAAATAAATCTGAAAACTCTAATGAAGAAGTTCCTAAAGATGCACCATCTGATGCATCAGGAACAAAAGCTGTAGAAGCTGTTATAGTAGGTCCAACAATTGTACTACCAGATAACGCCGTAAATGTATTTGCTGTAAATCTAAAATCATCTGCTCCAGCAATTGCAATATCTATTTGATCATCGGTGTCTGCTGTAATTGTAGTGTCAGCATCAGCATCTAAAGTTAATACTTCACCATTTAAATCATGTGATCCAACACTTCCACCTGCATCAACTATATTTGTTCCATCAGAAAAGACTAATCTAGTTCCTTTATCAGATGCACCAAAAGTTATACCAGTGCCTGATGCAGTTTTAAATTGAACAGTGTGGGCACCTGAAGTTCCATTTACAACAATATAAACTTTTTCTATAGAATCTGGCACAGTTACAATTTGATTACCTGTAATAGTTCCTGTTAATTTTATAACAGCATGTCTTGCAACAGATGTAGACTCAGTTGTATCACCATCTGTAATAGTTAATGCTGTTGTTGCTGAACTACCAGCAATCGATTTTTCTACGTAACCAGCGATTGCTTTTTCTACAATTTGTAAATTAGTATTAGTTTTTGTCCCCCATGTACCGGCATTTTCGCCAGTTGCCATTAGTTCTATACCGAGATCTGAAAATGTTGATGCCATAATTTAATCCTTAAGGTGTTGGTGAGTTGACTGGGATTCTGACTGTGCCATCGGTATAGTCATCTCTTCGTCTTCTACCTATTTGTTCTCCTCCAAATCTTTGTACTTCTTGTTGATATTTTTGTTCATAAAGTTGTAGCATGTCTGCTGGTCCTTTTAAAAATCCATACGTCTCTGCTAGACAACAATATAGCAGACCATTTGGAAAATTCATACTAATATAATTAGTATCATCATTTTCTAATAGTGCCGGCGCTGCATTGTAGTGTATTTTATAAGCAAAGGTGCTGCCTGGTGTTGGTGATACAATTATAGATCCAGAGTTTGATGAACTTTCTCCAGTTGCTCCTGTATCTAACATAGCGTAGTATTTTGGTGTTCCAGTAGATGTAGTTGCTGAAATATATTCTTCTAAAAATGTTAAATCTTTTTTTTCTAAATATGTATTCGCACCAGTAAAAGTAGATCCAGTTGCAGTATAAACTTGCACTGCTCTAATAAATACAGCTCCTGCCGGTACAGTTACAGTGCCTGTTCCAGATGTAAAATTACCTGTTGATGTTTTTCTATCAGCATCAATAGGCACGTCTCTAAAAATTCTATATTGTGCGTTTAATATTATATTTTCTAACACACTATCTGATAAAACAGTTGAGTCTACTTCTGTATAACTTCTAATTTGTGTTTTTAATCCTGATGCACTTAATCCTGCCATTATGCCGATAGACTAACTGGCCCTGCAGACACAGTTGGTCCTCCTCCTTTTTCTGTTACACTTGGAGTTGATCCTAAACTAAAAGTGTATTTATCTGTTGTTGTAACTGTTATACTAAATCCTGAAGCATTTTCAAATGTAGATGCAGATACCCCACCAGGGCTTCCTCTAACATTTCTAAATCTTACAGTATCACTTGAACTTCTTCCGTGATTTATTTCTGTAACTGTAATTGTTTGAGAACTTGCAGTAATAGAAAAAGGATTATTACCTAATAGAGCGGCAACTTCATTTTCTGTTCTTGCAGGCCTTGCATCTCTTAAACCTTGTGAGTCACCTGATCTTGATTTTAATTCTAATTGTGGATGTTTTTCTTCATATTCAGATTTGTGAACAAAATGACCATTCCATTCTTTTACCATTTCATTATACGGAAACTCCATACCTGATCTATCTGATATTGCTTTTGCGTATTTTCCTCTTGTAAATGCCATTATGCTCCTGGGTAATAAGTTTTAGGTGTTATTATTGTACTAGAAGAAGATCCATCTTCGGCTAGTGCTCTAC